TAACAGAATAAAAATTGAATCACATAGAGGTGGATCACAAACACAGGCTATTATTATTACTGATTACGTTGATTACACCGGTTTAAGTAATATTACGTCTCTTGATGTTAAATATAATGTTTCCTCACATTCTTGTATTGGAACGTGTTACTCGGGAGGGGCATTTGGACCTTTGCCTACTAACGATGGATTTTCAACAAATACTTACTATAGTGTTCCGACTACCCCCGGTGCGCGGGAATTTGGATGGATGGCCAAGGCCAATCCTAATTTAGGTAATAATAGTACAGCCGTCGATGCAAGTGATGTTGAATTAACAATAAGACTTATAGATTCAGTGGGCGGTACATTTACGGCAACGTCCAATTCGGTGGATATAGATCTTAACGCAAGTGTTGGCTCCTCCCCACAGGTTTAGGTTAATAGATATGGCAAATAAAATAGGTACTAGATCCCTTAAAATTCATGTTAAAGCATATGAAGGGGATGTTAACGGAAAAAACTTTTATCAACTGATTACACTTTGGGACACTCAAGATCATAATGATTTTGAAGAAAATTTTGTCCGCGACCAATTTCAGGATACTTTTTTGAATATGATTGTAAATGTGGAAGAGCATACACCAGATCGGTATGAGGTGACCTCAGATCCAACGGTTTTACGAAAAGTGTATCCAGTACCAGAAGAAATTGCAGACACCTACGACATATAAATATAGAGATAAACATTTTCGATTAGAGAAAAGAAAACATGCCACAGCCTACCTCAAGACAAGAATTCATAGATTATACGATGAGAAAGCTCGGTGCTCCTGTCATCGAAATTAACGTGTCTGAAGAACAGGTAGAAGATCGAGTTGATGAAGCAATTTCCTATTGGCGAGATTACCATTATAATGGAAGCCAATTAGTTTACCTGAAACATCAAATCACACAAGCAGATAAAGATAATGGATACATTACCTTGCCCCAGGGTTTGCTTGGTATTTCAAAGGTGTTCGACCTATCATCGTCAATATCTACCGGTGCTGGAATGTTCAATGTACAATATCAATTTGTACTGAATAATTTGGAAGACATTACCGGCTATAATGTTCAGCATTATTATATGACAATGCAACACCTTGAATTTCTGCAAGAGATTCTGGTGGGTAGACCATTAATTCGTTATAATAAGCACGTAAATAGACTGTTCATCGATGTAGAGCAAGATCATTTGGTAGTAGGTGATTATGTAGTTATTGAAGCTTATGATATCATTGATCCCAATTCATTCCCAGATGTTTGGGGTGATCGATGGCTCCAAAATTATGCAGCAACCCTTGTGAGAGAACAGTGGGGGCTTAATCTTACTAAATTCACAGGCATGCAGCTTGTGGGTGGAGTATCCTTTAACGGAGAACAAATTCTAGCAGAGGCGAGAGAAGATAGACAAAGAATGGAAGAAGAAGCAACCACAAGTCTACAGCCCCTGACCTATAACTTTATTGGGTAAATCATGGCCACCAATGTATTCTTCAGAAACTATGATAACTTCAATGAACAGAATTTAATTGATGATCTAGTAATCGAATCAATTAAAATGTATGGAGTCGATGTTCTGTATATCAGCAGAACTATAGGCTCTCGGGATTCTGTATTCAACGAAGACGACACACCCATTTATGATCAGGTTTTCGAATTTGAATCCTACGTCAAGAATGTGGAAGGTTTCGAAGGTGAGGGTGATTTCTTATCTAAGTTTGGTATTCAAATTCGTGATCAAATGACCCTGAGTGTGGCCAATCGGACATTTGAAAAATATGTTACCCGTGAAGAGAATACCATTGTAAGACCTCGAGAAGGCGATCTCATATTCTTCCCATTGAATAGTAAAATGTTCGAAATCAAAAACGTCGAACATGAAAGTGTATTCTATCAGACCGGTGCCTTACAGGTATTCGATATCGTGTGTGAATTGATCGAATACAGCAATCAGATCTTCAGAACCGGCCGAGACAATATTGACGCTTATTTTGATGACATTATTACTGATACATATACTACTGTCGGGGCAAACAACGCATCGACTCTCGTTGGATTGGCCAACACCGATCCGATTGCAAGAAACCTTTTCTATGAAAGAGAGGGTGATTCAATCATTGACTTTACTGAAATCGATCCCTTCAGTGAGGTCATTGAGATACAGGATTCTTAAATGGCAATCGCAAATTATTTTTACAATTCAACGACCAGAAAATATGTAGCTCTCTTTGGTACATATTTTAATCAGTTGACCATTGAAAGGCAGAATCTTCAAGGCACTCCAATTCAGCGTATGGTGGTGCCTATCTCATACGCACCATTTCAAAAGATTTTGGCCAGACTTGAACAAGACCCAGAATTCGCAAATAAATCAGGCATCACTTTACCTAGAATGTCATTTGAACTCACATCTATGGCGTATGATCCTGATAGAAAGATTTCACCCACGAGAAAGATAAGAAAGATCACCAAAGACGAGTCTACGGGGGCTCGTAATTTCATCTATGCTGGCACTCCGTATAATTTAGATTTCTCACTCTATATAATGGCCAAATATAACGAAGATGCAGTAAAATTACTAGAGCAGATTCTTCCGTTCTTTAATCCAGAATTTACGAGTACGGTAAGATTGATCGATGGAATTGAGCCAATCGATGTGCCTCTGATACTAAATAGTGTAGATACTGAAGAGTTATACGAAGCAGATTTTACAGAAAGACGCAGTATCCTTTACACACTTAATTTTACAATGAAGGCATGGTTCTTTGGCCCAGAGAGAGAAAAGAAGATTATCAAATTTGTGGATATTCGCGAATGGACCTCTATGGATCCACCCGAATCAAAAGGACCCGATGGTCAAATCACAATTCAGCCGGGCATGACCTCTGATGGTCAACCCACAACGATACTAAGCAATACAGTAGATTATAGTCTGATCGACTTTGATGATAACTGGGATTACATAGTCACACTTGATGATGGTTCTTAAATGATGGAGTTATATTATGAAAATAGGTTTTACTTGTTCTACATTTGATCTACTGCATGCAGGTCACATACAAATGTTACGGGATGCTAAATCTCAATGTGATTATCTGATATGTGGCCTCCAGGTTGATCCTTCACTAGATAGACTGGAAAAGAACGCACCAATTCAGACATTGGTTGAAAGGTATACACAGCTGAAATCCGTGCAATATGTGGACGAAATTATTCCTTATGAAACTGAATTGGATCTGAAAGACATACTTGAAATGTACCACATTGATGTTCGTATTCTTGGTGATGAATATCGTAATTTAGAATTCACTGGCAAAGAAATATGTCAAAGCAGAAATATCGAATTATTCTTTAATAAAAGAGATCATCGGTTTTCTACTAGCGATCTAAGAAAAAGAGTCTGCCAGAAGGAGATAAGAGAAAATGCCAAAGAAAGATAAAATTGCTGAGACACTTGGTATTAGGGATCTTGACGAAATCAAATCTGAATTAGAAGTGGTAAATCAACCTGCTCCAGTACAAGAAACACTACCCGCAAATTCCTTTGATGGCGAAGACCGTCTGCCGGCCGTAACACAAGAGGCCGAGGAAAATCTAGCAGATATTGAACTTGCAAAAAGGAATATCGAAAATATTATCAATCTCGGTGATGATTCGGTAAAAGAAATGGTAGAGATTGCGAAACAATCCGAATCACCCAGAGCATTCGAAGTCGTATCAACTCTTATGAAGACGTTACTCGATGCAAATAAAGATTATGTCGAAATGTCTACCAAGAAAAGATATGCAAGGGAAGAAGCTAACCCAAGTAAAAATCAGGTGACAAATAACAATCTAATCGTTTCAACGGCAGATCTTCTTAAGATGTTGAAGGATGGAAGCGAATGATAACTGGTTATCTGGGCAATACCAATCTCAAAAAGATTGGTGAGCAGATAGAATTTACACCCGAGAATCTAAAAGAATATATGAGGTGTATGAACGACCCTGTATATTTTTGTAAATATATCAAAATTGTTCATGTTGATAAGGGGCTAGTCCCCTTTGACCTATATGATTATCAGGAAGAAATCGTCAATAAAATTACTGACCATAGAAGATTGGCAGTCCTCACTGCGCGTCAGTCAGGTAAGACAACTACAGCAGTCGCAGTGATTCTTCATTATATCCTTTTTAATGAATATAAAACAGTAGCCATTCTCGCAAATAAAGGTGATTCTGCCAGAGAAGTATTGAGCCGTGTGCAATTGGCATATGAAGCATTGCCCAAATGGATGCAACAAGGCGTTGAAGAATGGAATAAAGGTAGTATCTCATTAGAAAATGGCTGTAAGATATACGCAGGAACGACTTCATCAAGTGCCATTAGAGGTAAATCTATTTCATTCCTTTACCTTGATGAGGTCGCTTTTATCGAAGGCTACGATGATTTCTTCGCATCGGTCTATCCTACAATTTCATCTGGTGAGTCAACAAAGCTGATGATGACCTCTACTCCCAATGGTCTGAACCATTTTTGGAAAACCTGTAAGGGTGCTGAAGAGGGTACAAACGGTTATGAATTTACCAAGGTAATGTGGGATGATGTTCCAGGTCGTGATGAAAAATGGAGACAAGAAACCCTCGAAGCCTTAGATTTTGACGAACAAAAATTTAGACAAGAGTATTGCTGTGAATTTCTTGGTAGTTCTGGTACCCTGATTGATGGTTCAAAACTAAAAAATCTGGCATACTCTAGACCTATTGCAGAAAATGAAGGCCTTTACCAGTATATTAAAGCCGAAGAAGGCCACACTTATGTAATGACTGTGGATGTATCAAGAGGTAAAGGTCTTGATTATTCTACATTTAATATTATTGATATCACTGAAATGCCCTACCAACAGGTTTGTACTTACAGGGATAATCTGATCGGGCCTGTTGATTTTGCCTCAGTTATATATAGGGTAGGCTTACTCTATAATGAAGCTGCATTACTTATAGAAATCAACGACATTGGTGAGCAAGTTTCTGATGTTCTTACTATGGATTATGGGTATGAGAATTTCTTGTATACAGAGAACGCAGGAAGAACAGGAAAGAGAATATCAAGTGGTTTTGGGAAGAAAGTTGATAATGGTGTGAGAACAACAAAAAGTGTGAAATCAATTGGCTGTACGATCTTAAAGATGTTGATCGAACAAGACCAATTGCTTTTACGAGATTTTAACACAATACAGGAATTGTCCCGATTTTCGAAAAAAGGATCCTCATATGAAGCCGAATCCGGCGCTCATGATGATTTGGTTATGAATTTGGTTTTATTCGCATGGCTATCAGATCAGAACTACTTCAAAGAGATGACTGATATAAACACCCTTATGAAATTAAGGGAAAGAACGGAAGAGCAAATTGAACAAGATCTTTTACCCTTTGGTTTTATTGACGATGGAAGTGATGATGAGATGTCCGTGTGGCAAGATGCCCGGGAAGGTTGGCAAATCCTGTAAGTCCGGTATTTTATAAATATAGTTAGTGAAGATATCTGAAAATTTTTTAAAATACGATAATAATTAAAGGAGAAAAATATGGCTTTTTCCGTAAGTCCTTCCGTAATCGTTCGAGAAGTGGACGCATCGGCCGCGGTACCAGCCATCGCAACACCACCTGCCGCTGTTGCCGGTGTATTTAGATGGGGTCCTATTAACGAACCAATTCTATGTTCATCGGAAAATGATCTTGTAAATCGCTTCGGTAAGCCTACCGATGACAATTATGAGACATTCTTTGTTGCAGCAGATTATCTGTCATATGCAAATGCCCTATGGGTTGCACGTGTAGATAATGGAGCTGAAACAGCAGATGCATCCGACGTTGTACTGCATACTTCTGCAACTGCTTACGCTAACACTGCTGCCCCCGGTTACATTGCCGGTCAGACACCAGGTTCCGTAGGTAGTGTTGATATTGCTAATACAACATATGGTGCATTTGAAGGTCTATATGCAGGTGCTCTTGCGAATGGTATTGAAATTTCGTATGTAAAAGATAGCAGCTATGAGGCAGCACTCTTTGGTGTTGGTGATATTCCTGCTTCTAACCCTTTTGCAACGGATACCCGCGCGGTTTCTGGTTCAATCGTTGCACCCACAGATCAAACTTTTGCATTTAATACCAACTCTTTCCAGTTTACCACATCTAGTAATACTGATTTCTATGATGTTACTGGCATGCCAGGTGATACTCTTGTAATCGGTAATGATTCAGTAGGCTATCAAGAACTGTCCATTTCTACTGTAACTCGAGAAGCAAACGAGATTGATTTAGACCCAACTGCAAACACGAATATTGTTGATGGATATTACACATATACATTCACAACGAGTGGTAATTACACACTTGCAGAAACCGAACCTAACAGCCTGTCTCTTTCAGTTAAGTGGAAGCATTCGAATCTGTTTGGTAAGGCTCCAGATACTGGTAATTACCACGTTGCAGTAATCGATTCTACTGGTAGTGTTACTGGTAATCTTGGATCGGCAGTAGAAATTTATGAGAACGTATCTACATCACCGACTGCAACACTTCCTGATGGTAGAACAAACTACTATAAAGATGTGATTGATAACTTCTCTTCTTGGGTGAAGGTTGCAAATACTGTTCACTTTGAAGCTCAAACGGCATCTGTATATGAACTTCTTGAAGGTGGTACTGATGGAACCACAGAGGCAGCAACATCTCTTGCCGCTCTTGCTGGTGGTTACGACCTATTCAAGAACTCTAATGAGATCGATATTTCCTTTGTTCTTCAAGGTAAAGGCGATAACAGTGCTAATCTGGCAAATTACATCATTAGTAATATTGCTGATTACAGAAAAGACTGTGTGGCATTCCTTTCTCCATCGAAAGAAGCAGTTGTTGATGAATTAAGAACCAATGCTAAGATGACAAATACTATCGCATATCGCAATAAGCTACAGAGTTCTTCTTACTGGTTCATGGATTCTGGTTACAAGTACAGATACGACAAGTACAATGACAAGTACCGATATGTACCTCTCAACGGCGACATGGCTGGACTTTCATCTAGGGTAGAACCTTATGAGTCTCCGGCTGGATTTAGAAAGGGCGTTGTGAAAAATGTTATCAAGCTTGCTTTCAATCCAAATAAGGCTCAGAGAGATCAACTTTACAGCGCAGATATTAACCCTGTAATGTCACAGGTTGGTCAAGGGATTGTCCTCTTTGGTGATAAGACTGGTCTTGGTTCGACTAGTGCTTTCGATAGACTCAATGTTCGAAGATTGTTCATTGCTGTTGAGAAGGCTATTGCTAATGCAGCTCAATCTTTCTTGTTTGAATTGAATGATGAATTCACTCAGACACAGTTCAGAAACATTGTTGAGCCGTTCCTGAGAGATATCCAAGGTAGAAGAGGAATCATCGATTTCAGAGTGGTTTCTGATGCTACCGTAAATACTCCTACAGTAATTGATCAGAACAAATTCAGAGCAAATATCTTTATCAAGCCTGCACGATCCATCAACGTCATCGAACTCACGTTTGTGGCTACTAGGAGCGGTGTAGAATTTGAAGAGATAGTCGGCGCGCTTACATAATAAATAAGATTATTAAAAGGAGAACACGAATATGAGTTTTAATATCAACGAGTTTAAATCACAGCTTGTCGGCGGTGGTGCTCGTCCAACTCTTTTCCAAGTTCAGATTCTAAATCCTGTAGATCCGGCCGCTGACTTTAAAGTTCCATTTATGGTACGAGCGGCTGGTATTCCAGGCTCAACTGTAGGACAATATGAGGTGCCCTACTTTGGTCGGAATATCAAGTACGCAGGAGATCGAACATTTGAAGATTGGACAATCACAGTAATCAACGATGAAGATTTTGCGGTTAGAAATGCTATGGAAGCATGGTCTAATGCTATCAATACCCATGATAGCAACGTAAGAGCTTTGCCACAAGATTACAAGTCAAATGCTATCATTACGCAATTTAGTAAAGATGGAGATCCACTTAGATCGTATGTATTTGAAGGCATGTTCCCTGTTTCAATCGACCAGATTGAAATGGATTGGGGTACAGTCGATGCTATTGAGGAATTCGGTGTAACATTCAGTTATGATTTTTGGAGAGTTGAAGGCGTAACCGGCATTCCTACAAGCTAATTGATTATTGAGGAATTTAAATAATGAAGATTTTTGGCTTTGAGATTAAACGAGAAGCAGAAGAGGCCAATGAGGTACCGGTCTCTTTTGCTGAACCTCTCAACGATGACGGTGCGATTACTGTTGGTAGTGCCCTTGGTGGGTTCTATAATACATTAATCGATTTAGAGGGCTCGGCTAAAACCGAGTCCGAACTCGTCACGAAATATAGGGGTATGGCCATGCAGCCTGAGATTGCTCAGGCTATTGATGAGGTTGTCAACGAAGCAATCAATGTTGACACGCACGAAAAAGTTGTCGATATTGTACTAGAAGATACTGAACTACCAGACAAAGTAAAGAAAATGGTAGCTGAGGAATTTGATAATGTCCTCGGCTTGTTAGATTTTACTAATAATGCATATGATATGTTCAGCAAATTTTATGTTGATGGCAGAATGAACTATCATATCATCATTGACGATGATAATTTAAAGAAAGGGATCACAGAACTTAGATACGTAGATCCTCGTAAAATTAAATTGATTCGTGAGGTGGATAAAAAGGGCAAGGACGAATGGTCTGGAATGCCCACAAAAAAGGTGAAGAACGAATACTATTTGTATTCAGATAATGGGTTTGGCAATGGCCCAGGTGATTCTTCTACCGGATATAAGATTTCGAAAGATTCTATTGCCAGGATTACATCGGGCTTGATGAATGAAAACAATTCATTGGTCCTTTCATATTTGCATCCTTCTATCAAGCCTCTTAATCAATTGAGAATGTTAGAAGATGCAACGGTCATTTACACACTGACACGAGCACCAGAAAGACGTATTTTCTATATTGATGTAGGTAACTTGCCAAAGAATAAAGCAGAACAGTATCTCCGTGATATGATGGTTCGGCACAAGAACAAGTTACAATACAATGCATCTACTGGTGAAATTGCAGATTCTCGTAAGATGATGACAATGACTGAAGATTTTTGGTTCCCTCGCCGAGGTGGTGAGAGATCCACAGAAGTAGATACACTTGCCGGTGGTAGTGCACAGGGCTTGAGTACAGATGAAAATTTACAGTATTTCCAACGTAAATTGTATAAGGCGTTGAGAGTACCTTTAACCAGATTGGAACCAGAGACAATGGTTTCATTTGGTCGTGTATCTGAGATTACACGAGATGAATTGAAATTCAGTAAATTCATTCGAAGGCTCAGAGCAAGATTTTCTTGGTTCTTCAATCTGGTATTGGAAAAACAGCTTGTCTTAAAAGGTGTAATGTCACCGGAAGAATTTGACCAGATCAGAAATAAAATTCGTTATGATTTTATTAGAGACAACTATTTTGAAGAACTAAAAGAGGCCGAGATTCTTAGAGAAAGAATGACTACTCTTAGAGAAATGGAAGAATCGGTCGGTGTTTATTATTCTCGTCAATGGGTTGTCCGTAATGTTCTTCAGATGAGTGAAGAAGAATTTGAAGAAATTAGGGATCAGATCGAAGCAGAAAAAGAGATGTTCCCCGACGAAGATGAAGACATTTAATAAATATTCATATTAGATAAAAAAAGGACTCACAGAAATGAAACGGTTCAAGCAACTTCGCGAATACGCACAACCAAAATCTCCCGAAGAAAAGAGATTTAAGGATCAGCACTCTGTAGAGGTACTTGATCCCGAAGGTCATGGGGATGATATTAAGCCAAAGACCCAGAAGAAAAAGAGATTGGCAGATTATATGGACGGCCAAGATAAGGCCGCATATGATAAAGCTTATACTGTTAAGCAAGAATCTATCGAAGAAGATTGGGATGCGATCGAGGCAGAAATATTGGAAAATCACGATATTTCTGAACTTTCCGAAGAGCAGCTCGATGAATTGATCGGTAAGATTGCAAAGGGTATTGGCAAGGGAGTCAAAAAGGCTGCCAAAAGAATGTCCACCTCTGGTCGAGCAGATGCGGCTGAAAAGAGAGCAGCTAAAGCAGAAAAGAAAAACAAAGATCGTGAGAGATTGAAGAAAGCTAAGGAGCGCATTGCAGCTGCCAAGGCAAAGAAAAATGAATCCTCTTTAGAAGAAGATATTGCTGATATTCTCGTAGAAGCATATGGAGAATCTTTGCTTGAGATGACTGACGAAGAGATGGATTTAATCATCGATAGGCTTCACGAAGATCTGCAGGGCTAATAATATGAAGAGCTTCAAAGATATCTACGAAGACGCACAAGACGAAAAAAGAATGATGCGCCAACAACTCATGTTTATCTCATATGCTGCAAAAGAAATTGCCGCATACGTAGATCGAGTTAATGATCCAGAAGAATGGTATCAGAATAAAATGGCCACTACCCATTCAATGATGAAGACTCTTTATTCTTATGCACAAGGCCAGATGCAATCAATGAATGCAGATGATGATCTGATGGCTGGATACTACGGTGAAGAGATTACAAAGCTCGATGCTCGCAGAAGAGAATTCAAAGAAAAGCTTCGTAAATTGGCATATGAAAAATATGGCAAGAAAAAGGTAGATGCTGTTGATAAGGCAGAACTAGACGAAGAGACTTGGAAAGAAATCGAAGTATATGCTAAAAAGCACGGTGGTATCGACAAGAAAGATATGCTAAAAGTTGCGATGATGCTAAAGAAGGGTGATCGTAAAGGTGCAGAAAAATATGCTCGTGGATTGGATACAGATCCTCGTGATTGGCTATTAGATAAGATGGATGATCTTGATGAAGCAAACTTCAAGCCTGGTAGCCTCAAATTGAAAGATGGTTCTAAGGTTAAGATTTCGATGGATAACGCAAAGGCGATCACTGCAGTAATGAAGACACTCAGCCCAAAGAATCGTAAAGAGATGGAAACACGAATGATGGCTGATAAAAAAGGCTTTGATGAAATCATGGCCTTCGTTGATGCTGCAGGTATGTGATGGCTTGGGTTGCCGTAACAAATTCAAATGGTCTTTGGGAATACGATAATGCTGCTACTGCGGCGGACCCAGACACCTATGATGATATGAATGGTACGGTAACGGCCGGTATTAGATCGTTTACACCAACTGGCGGGAATACGCAGTATACTTACATTAAATGTAGACGAACTGGGACAACACAGATTCGAGGTGAACTGTCCAAAAATTATTACGATGCGCAGTAATCGAAAAATTATAAATACAATTTAAGAATAAAAAGGTAAGGTAAATTTATGAAGCTTATTACAGAAATTACCGAAAATTGTGAGATCCTTTCTGAAATCAACGAAGAAACTGGCAAGAAGTCTTTCTTCATTGAGGGAATTTTCATGCAGGGAAATCTCAAGAATCGTAATGGCCGTATCTATCCCAGTGAAGTCCTTGAAAATGAAATGAAGCGTTATCAAAAGGAATTCATCGATACGAAGAGAGCTTTAGGTGAACTTGGTCATCCAGATGGACCACAAATCAATGGTGAGAGAGTATCTCATTTGATTACTGAGATGAAGAGAGATGGTGATAATTTTTATGGTAAAGCCAAAATTCTTGGTACACCTATGGGTGAAATCGTAAAGACATTTCTTGATGAAGGTGTGAAGATTGGTGTTTCTACCAGGGGTCTGGGTTCGGTGAAGGCAAAGAATGGAGTAATGGAAGTACAAAAAGACTTCCATCTGGCTACCGTTGACATCGTTACCGATCCTTCTGCTCCTAATGCTTTTGTAAATGGCATTATGGAAAATGTAGAATACTATTACGATCTTGCATCTAATGCATGGCTTCCTGCTCAACAGCAAGAGGAAGTGGCTGAAGTGGTTGAGCAAATCACAAAGCAAGTGCATAAGAAGTATAATAGAATTGTGAACAGAGTTGATGAGGAAACTGCATCGAAATTGTTCCAAAAATTCATTAGAACGCTTCAAAAGTAAAAGATTTATAAATAGAGTTTGCAACAAGTTAAATTGTTACATAAAAGGAGACTAAATATGGCAGATGATCAAAGCAAGGTTGTTGCTGAAGAGGAAACTCTATCAGCCGCACCAGAAACTGTTGAAGAGCAGGTTGAGTCTGTTGAGGAAGTCGCACAGGAAGAGGAAGTAACTACGGAAGTAGTTGAAGAGGTTGTGGAAGAGACAGAGGTTGTTACCGAAGTCGATCCTACAATTGCTTCTATCTTTGAAGGCGTCGACCTTTCAGATGAATTCAAAAACAAGGTATCAGTTGTTTTTGACGCCGCAGTCAATGAGCAGGTTACAGAGAAAGTTAAGGCAATCGAAACTGATCTGAACGAGAAACTCGAAGCAGAGCTTCAAGAATCTCTGACAGCAAAAGTAGACGAGATTGTTGAAAATCTTGACAAGTATCTTGACTATGTTGTTGAAGAGTGGATGTCGGAAAACGAAATTGCTATCGAGGCCGGTATTAAGGTTGAAATGGCAGAATCTCTAATGACTGGTCTTAAGGATCTATTCGAAGAGCACAACATCGATGTAAATGATGAGACTGTTGATGTGGTAACAGGCTTGGAAGAGCAGGTTGCAGAAGCAGAAGCTAAGAGAAATGAACTCGTGAATGAGAACATTGCTTTGGCACAAGAAATTACCAATATGAAGGCTGAAAGAGTCTTTGAGGAAATTACTGAAGGTCTGACTGCTACTCAACGCGAAAGACTAGTTGTTCTTTCTGAGAAACTAGATCGAAGTGATCTGGAAGATTACTCTGCTAATCTCCAGACCATTAAAGAATCTTTCTTTACAGAAACAGCTGTGAAAAAGGATGAGGTGATTGAGGAAGAAATCATTACGGAAGAGGAAGTAATTAAGCGTCCTGTTTCTGATTATTCTTCGGTCAATGCTCTTGTAGAGGCACTCAACGCAAGAAAAAGCAACTAAGAAATTAGTTTTTATAAATAAACAGTAACACACTAATTTAAGTAACAAGGAGATAGAATAATATGTCACAGACAAACTATCAGAAGCTTGTGGAAAAGTGGGGGCCAATCCTAGAGCACGAATCTTTTTCACCTATTGCTGATCAACACAGAAAGTCGGTAACCGCGACTATCTTGGAGAACACAGAACGTGCGCTGCAAGAATCCGGTGATCTTTCTGCAAACATGAGCTCTCTTCTTTCTGAAGCAGCTCCTGTCAACGCTGCTGGCGCTGACGGTTTCACATCTGGTGCGACTGACGCTGGTCCGGTTGCTGGATACGATCCAGTCCTGATCTCTCTCGTGCGTCGTGCGATGCCCAACCTGATTGCATATGATATTTGTGGTGTCCAGCCTATGACTGGTCCTACAGGTCTCATCTTCGCAATGCGGTCTCGTAAGGGTACTCAATCTGGTGCAGAAACTGGTTACGGTGAAGCAGATACCACTCATTCTGGTGTAGGCACTCAAACTGGCACGATCCCTGTAGCAGATGCTGCTAATACTACTCTCTTTGAGACTGGTACTGGTATGGCAACAAACGTTGCTGAAGCTCTCGGTGATGGTGTTGGTGCAGACTTCGCAGAAATGGCCTTCTCTATTGAGAAAGTAACTGTTGCTGCTAAGACACGTGCACTGAAGGCTGAGTACACCACTGAACTGGCTCAAGACCTGAAAGCTGTTCACGGTCTGGATGCTGAAACAGAACTGGCTAACATTCTCCAGTCTGAGATCTTGACTGAAATCAACCGTGAAGTTGTACGTACTATCTACACCACTGCTGAAGTTGGTGCTGGAAATACTGCTGCCTCTGGTGTTTTCGATCTCGACGTTGATGCTAACGGCCGTTGGTCTGTTGAGAAGTTCAAGGGTCTGATGTTCCAGGTTGAGCAAGAAGCTAACGCTATTGCTAAGGGAACTCGTCGCGGTAAGGGTAACATTGTTATCTGTTCTTCTGATGTGGCTTCTGCTCTTCAGATGGCCGGTGTACTTGATCACACTCCTGCACTCAATGCCAATGCTTTGGATGTTGATGATACTGGTAACACCTTCGCTGGTGTTCTGAACGGTCGCTTCCGTGTATACATCGATCCATATGCTGGTGGTAACTACATGGTTGTTGGTTACAAAGGTTCTTCTGCCTTTGATGCTGGTCTCTTCTACTGCCCATACGTACCTCTTCAGATGGTTCGTGCAGTTGGCGAGAACACTTTCCAGCCCAAGATCGGATTCAAGACTCGCTACGGCATGGTTGCAAACCCATTTGCTCAAGGCGATGCCTCTTCTCAAGGTCTTGGTGCTCTTACAGCCAACGTC